CCTAAAAAATGTAAAGATATAAAAAAGTTAATATAAAATGGTTAAGTATATTGATAATATTTTAGATAAAAATGATATAGAACATCTTAATAAGTTTTGCAAATCTATTGATGATGCTACGTTAATGGAACCCGTTTCTGGTAGAAGTTCCTACAAAAGAACGCCAATTAATTTAAAGAAAGAAATTATAGAAAATATATTAAATATTATCAAAAATAACTATGGTATAAAATGTAAACATACGGCTAGTTGGATAAATGTTGTTGATAATAGAGGAAATAAAGAAGATGCATTCCATTACGATGTGGCCGATTTTTCATTAATAATGTATTTAAACGATGATTACGTTGGTGGTGAGCTAGAGTATATAAACTCTAATATTGTAGAAGATATAAAAAAATATAAACCCATAACCAACAGCGCAGTCCTAATCTCAAAAAATGTACTACATAGAGTTTTACCCGTTACAATTGGAAAAAGATATAGTATGGTAATGTTTTTTGATTTTGATAAAGATTTTGCAAAAGAAAAAAGTCTTATATAATGGAAAATTTTAAAATATCACATAATAAAAAAATAAAAGAATCTCAACTTAAAATAAAAAAAATAAGTAATTCAATATCAAATTCCGATTTATTAGAATTTACCAAACTAATAGATTTTTTTAATTTGGAATATAAATGGCCGGAGATGTTTACAATACAGGATGTAAATAAAAGAATTGAAAATAAAGAAACGGCATTTTTATTATATTACAAAAACACATCAATTGGATATGTTTGGTTTAAAAAAATTAATGAAAATGATTGTTTTGGATATAATTTGTATGTTACAAAAAAAGAAAAAAGGCCAGCATTTAGTCCGTATTGGTTTTACAAAAACGTAACAGATTATATGCTAATAGATTATGATACTATACACGTAGAAGTAAATGAGTGGAATTATGCAATTATTGATATAATAAAAAGTATTGGTTATTACAAATAATATGAAAGAGTATAAAGTATATGATGATATTTTGAATAAAGAATCTTTAAAAACCTTACAAGAATACTTTTTAAAAGGACAAGATGAATTAGAATGGTTTTATTTAGAAAAAATAGTAGGTTCTAAAGGTGAAAGGTTTTTTAAATCTCCATCATTAATTGAAACAAAAGTTGGTGCTGGTTTTGTTATATCAATCCCAAGTGAAAACATACAGATTGATAAAAAAATATTATCAATTATCGATGAAATAAAAAGTTGTGTAGAACAAAAGACTAGTAAAAAATACGTTTATACATTGAGAACTAAAATAAATTTAACAAAAGCACAAACCTTTACCGATACCGATATTATTAATGCAATCCATCTAGATAGACAAACCGAACATACCTCTTATATATTTTATATTAATACAAATAATGGATATACTTTGTTATATAACGATGATAAAACCGAAATACTTCAAAAAGTAGATTGTGTTGAAAACAGAATTTTGATATTTGATGGATTAATACCTCACGCCGGTGTTCCATCAAAAAACGAAGATAAATGCGTTATAAACTGCAACTTAATAGAAAAAACAATAAATACAAAACTCATATGATTAATTATTTTACAATAAAAGAATTTCTATCAATAGATGAATGTAATAAAATTTTAAACTTTTCTTTAAAAAATTTAGATTTAAAACCCGGAAAGATAATGAACGATGTGATAGATGAAAATTATAGAAAGTCATCTATTTCTTTTGCAAATTATGATAATATTTTTCCATTTTTAAAAGCAAGATTAGTAGAAAAAATTTCAGAAAAAATAAAATTAAAAGGTTACGAAATAAATTTTGATGGTGCACCATTTCAGTTTACGGAATATAAAGTTGGTGAATATTATAACTGGCATACCGATTCTTCGCCAGAGGGTGAATATGCTAAAAGATATTGTTCAATAGTTATTCAATTAAACACCGATTATACAGGCGGAGATTTACAAATGAAAATTGATGAAATAGAAGGTATTACAACATTTGAAAACGGAATCGGGAATTTATTTGTTTTTTTATCTGATATTAATCATAGAGTTAGCCCAGTAGAATCTGGTATAAGATATTCTCTGGTTAGTTGGTTTAATTTAAAACCTATTAATAATTACAAAAAAACACTTATATAATGGATAATTCAAAATTATCTAAAAATTTTGTAAGTTGGATTACACAAAACGATTTTAAAAATAATGTAATTATAGAAATCGGTTCAGGGTATTCTACTTTATTTTTTTCAAAGCATTTTAAATTTGTTTATTCTTTTGAAGATAATGTTGAGTGGTTTTTAAAAATAGATTCTTTATTAAAAGATAAAATAATCTCTAATGTAAAATTATCAATGTTTGATAAATCTATTTTACAAAATAAAGAATTTATAGAATTAATTAAGTCAGCTGATATTTTTTTAATAGATAATAATCCGACACACATATCAAGAAGTATTTTTGCTAAACTAATAGATGAATATAAAAAAAATGATTCAATTATAGTTTTGGATAATGGTACTTGGAATGTTGATGCATATAGGTTCTTACGAGAGAATTACTATTGTACAGATTTTCCATACGAAAGAGAAGATGGTACAGCGACAGAAACATCGGTATTTTTTAAAAAAATAGAAACAAAAAATAAATCTAAAATAATTTAATAAAATGTTCAACGAATATATAGAAAACTTTATATCATTAGATGAATGTACCGAACTTATTAATTTTGGGTTATCTTGTAATTTGATTGATATGCAATCAACATCATTTGATAATGGGGGAAATCCGTTAAAAAATCATAATTCAAATTTCTTAAAAAGAAAAGGATATTATTTCACAAATAAAGAAAAAGACCAAAAAACAATTAAAAATTTATCATCGAAGATAATAGAAATATCAAATAAATTATCGCCATTCAAATCAACACTATATACCGTGTGCGATAAGTATACATTTAACAAATATGGTAGTGGTGATTTTTTAAAATGGCATTCTGATATGCAAGAAATAAAAAATGCAGGAACAATAACTATTATTCTACAATTAAATGATGATTACATAGGGGGGGATATAAAATATAAAATAAATAATATAGAGTATGTTGTTCCTAAAAAAGCAGGTAGTATATTTGTATTTGATTGTAATGTACCACACATGATTGAAGAAGTAGAATCGGGCAGTAGATACTCAATAAATGCCTGGCCATCACATAAAAAGATTATAACAATTATTTGATAATTTCGAATATTTTTCGTATATTAGAGTATTATAAAGTTAAACTCTAAATTATGAAACAAAAAACAGAACAGCAGTTAAGAGAAAACTACGAAAAGTTCATTCAAATTCTTAAAAAGTATTTTACAGGTGAAAGATTAGAAAAATTACTATTCATGTATTCCGATGGTGAATTGGGTGGTAATTTAATTATATCGCCAGCAAGTGGAAATGCGGGATATCATAATGCATATCCAGGTGGTTATATAGACCACATATTTAATGTATGTAAAAACGCGTTAAAAGTAAAAGAGATGTTTATATCGCTTGGAGGAAAAGTAGATTTTACAGATGAAGAATTAATATTTACAGCACTGCATCACGATTTAGGTAAATTAGGTACAAAAGAAAATTTACATTATTTACCAAACGATTCCGAATGGCACGTAAAAAACAGAGGAGACTATTATAAGAAAAATACAGCCGATTCTTTTATGACTCTTACAGATAGAACTTTTTTTACATTACAACAATATGGAATAGCTTATTCCGAAGCTGAATATTTTGGAATGAAGCTTACGGATGGTTTATATGATGATGATAATAAAAAATATCTTATAGCATTTGACCCTAATAAACGTATGAGATATAAACTTCCATACATTATGCATTGGGCAGACCATATGTCTACTGTAATTGAGTCGCAAGATAATGAAATGTTCTGACAATTTGTCATTAAAAATACTTTGGTATAATAATTGAAATATATAACGTATTATTAACCAAAAAAATTAAAATTATGTATTACACAAATTTCGACAAGGTTTTTGATTCATTATTTGAAACTACTTCTCCAATTTGGAAAAATCATTCAACTACATTTGTACCATCTAAATTTGCAGTTGAAGTAAAAGATGATAAAGCATTCATCGCTCTATCCGTTTTAGGTCACGACCCTAAAAGTGTAGAGATTAATTGTTATGAAGATAAAATTGAAGTGGTAGCTAAAAAGGAAAGTAAAGATGAAAAAACAGCAGTAGACCAATTGATTGCAAACATTAATGAAACAATTACATTGGGTAAGGATTTGGACGGTAGAAATGCAAAAGCAGAAATTAAAAATGGTATCTTATCAATCGTAGTAGAAAGAAAAGAAGAGTCCAAACCAAAAAAATTAACCATAAAAGTTGGTTAATTCAGTTATTTTTCGTAGATTAAAGGGGTAAGGTCTTATGATTTTACCCTTTTTTTATTTAAAAAATATTTATTAGTATGATATATAATGAAAAAATACAAACGCTTTTAGATTCATTAGAAGGTAAATTGCGTATTTTAAAGAATGTAGCAAATGGTGCACAACAATTATCACCATCCGATGTTAATCAAACAATTGATGATGCTCAAAAAATTGTAGAGCGTGTTTCTGAATTAGTAAGAATTAATAGATAATGAATTGGCTTAAGATTTTAGTCGGAATTTCCGCACTAATTATCGCTGGTTGTGCGGCATACTTCTCTGTGACGGGGTTGGGTGTACTATTTGCCGGAGCATCACTTTCGGTGATGATAATGGCATCTGCATTGGAATTGGCAAAGTTAGTTGCGGCTACTTATTTGAAGCAAAAATGGGATGAAATTAGTGGATTTAATAAGTGGTACATAACGATTTCCGTTGGCGTATTGATGTTAATCACATCTGCCGGTATTTTTGGTTACCTTTCTAATGCATTCCAACAACAAAATATACAACTCCTACAAATAGAAAGAGAAATTGCCGTTTTTGATACAAAAATTAAGCAAAATGAGAGTGAAATTGCTCGTTATACTACTCAATTAACTAATCAACAAAACATCCGTAACTCACAAGAATCAAATCTTTCCAAACAAATTGATAAAAACGTATCTACATCACGAGTTTCTCAAATGATTCGTAATGCCGATAAAGAAATTACTACAATTTCAGCAAAAATCAATAAATTAACCGAAGAAAACAACAAAAATTACGAAGAAATTAATAAAATTAAGAATGCAAACATTGATATAGAGAAAGAAGTGGGTGGATTTCGATTTGTTGCAGAAGCATTTAACGTAGAATTAGCACAAGTAGTGAAATTTTTCATATTTTTGATAGTTTTAGTGTTTGACCCACTTGCGGTTGCTTTAATTATCGCTTTTAACGGATTAATTTCTGATAAAAAGCGTAAACAAAAGGAAGCTCTGATAGAAATGATGGAAAATGATGAAAAATTGGGGTTATATGAGGTATATGGCGATAAAAAAGAGGATATAGTGGAAAATATTTCACAAAATACTGAAGATAGTGGAAAAAATTCATCAATTGAAGAGGAAGTGCCTGTTATAGTAGAAAATAATTTAAGAATTCCGATAGATTTAGATGGTGATGGTAATATTGATGGTTATGATACCGATGGGGATGGAATGATAGATGAGTGGGTTCCAAAAACATCAATGAGAGGAAGAGAAATTAGAAATAAATTACCATATTACGCAAGAACTGATTTTGATTGGGATAATAAAGCAAATTGGATAAATGACCAAAATGCTGTGAACTATTGGTTGAAGTATAAGAAATCACAGCAAGATGATTTAATTAAAACTTACTAATAATTTTGTATTTTAAGTTATTTTTCGTATATTACATTCTATGAATATAGGATATGCATGTATTAATATGAGTATGGGTAAGCAGGTTTCTACAAACCGTGCTATGATTAAAAAAACCTTTGAAGCTAAGGGATTAGATTATGTTTCCGAACTTGCACTTAAAAATGCATCGGATATTATCAAAATATTGGAGTGGAATAGGCTAAATGGTATCTATTTCTTCCGATTATCTTCTGCAATCATTCCGTGGGGTGACCATATTGATTTGACTCAACTCAAAGATTACAAAGAAATTAAGAGAGAACTCAAAAAAGCAGGTGATTTTGCTAAATTTCACAATATGCGTATAAATTCGCATCCTGGTCCGTTTTGTGTACTTACTTCACCAAATGAAACCGTTGTAAACAATACGATTGCGGATTTGGAACTACATGGTAAGATATTTGATATGATGGGGTTATCTAAAACACCATACAATAACATTAATATTCATTGTAATGGGGTTTACGGAGATAAACAGAGTGCAATGGATAGATTTATCACCAACTTTAATAAGTGTTCTAATTCGGTTAAAAAGAGGCTTACAATTGAGAATGATGATAAGGGTTCTATGTACTCTGTTAAGGATTTAATGTATATTCATCAAAAGACCGGTATTCCGATTGTATTTGATTATCATCACCACCAATTTTGTACAGGTGACCTTTCAGAAGAACAAGCACTCAAACTTGCAGCAACTACTTGGCCTAAAGGTATTACGCAAGAAGTTCATTATTCCGAATCAAAAGCATTGCACGAAAATAATCCAAAGGAAAAACCACAAGCTCACTCATTATACATTAATCAATTACCAAATACATACGGATTGGATATTGATATTATGGTTGAAGCAAAAGCAAAAGAATTAGCAATTTTAAAATTTATATAATATGAAAAAATACGCATTATACATTGGCAGATGGCAAACATGGCATGCCGGACATGAATGGTTGATTAATCAGCAACTAAATAAGGGTAAAAATGTTTGGGTAGCAATTAGAGATGTAGAAGTTGATGAAAATAATCCAAAAACCGCACAACAAGTCCTAATAGATTTATCAAAAGAAAAATTCTTTATTGAAAATTCAGATAAAATTCTTATTAGTATCATCCCTGATATTGAAAGTGTAAACTATGGTAGAGGTGTTGGATATGAAGTTATTAACCACCCACCACCAGCTGATATTGAAATGATTAGTGGAACAAAGATTAGAGAAGGTTATATGGATACAAACGGAGATGTTATAGAGTATGCCACTAGTTAAAAGACATATAGTAAAAAGTATTAGTTATCGTTTTATTGGAACTATAACTACAATTATACTCACTCTATTTGCTGGCCTACCCATAAAATGGGCAGGAATGGTAGGATTGGGTGAATTAATAATAAAACCAATCATTTACTTTCTACATGAAAGAATTTGGTATAAATTTATAAAATACGGATTAAAAAAACAACAATGAAATTAGTAGTTGACAAAAACAGCAAAGGATTTGAAACAAAAGAATTTAGAGAATATCTAAAAACACCATGTCCTAAAACAGAAATTACACAACAAGAAGCAGACCAATTAAGAGAACAATTAGAACAAGGATTAAAACAACATCCTGGTTTGGGAATATCAGCAACTCAATTGGGTATTAAAAAAAGAGCATGTTTAATTCAATTTGGTGATGAAGATTTATTCCTATTAAACCCTGTTATTAAAGAAAAATCTAATGAGGGATTTCTTTTTTATGAAGGATGTCTTTCAATTCCAAGAACAATAGAAAAACCAATCAGAACAATCAGAGCCTGTAAAGTTGTAGTTGATACAGATAATATGGGTGAAATGACATTTGAGATTAATCCAGAAGGTGATAGACAGGGTGAGCAGGTTTCAAAAGAGACAATGATGACCGTAATTGTTCAACATGAAATTGACCATTTGGATGGTTTTACAATTAAAGATAGAGTTTATACTACAACGGTTGTTAATAAACAAACATATGGTAGAAATGATAAAGTTGTAATGAAATCACCAGATGGAGATATGGTTGAGGTTAAATACAAAAAAGCAAACGATTATTTTTTAAAAGGATATGAAATAGTATAATTATGAAAATAACTTTATTTATAATTTTTGTATTACTTGGAGTTTGTATTTATGTTATTTTTAACTTACTAAAAAAGTTAGAAAAATATGAAGACCAATTTGAAGAATATCAAAAATTTATCGAAACGGAAACAAACAGAAACGAAGCATTACTGGAAGCATTAAGACAAATTGATAATCGTCAAATGTTTGAGAAAGATGATGATGTAGGTTCTATATTTTATCAAATAAAAGAAACTATTGAAAGATTTAAAACTCAAAAATAATGCCAAGAAAAAGAGGACCTAACAGACAATACTTTACAAAAGATACGGAAGATGCTATAATTGAATATAATCTTACAACCGACCAATTTACGAAAGATAGAATTTACAGAGAACGTATAGATTCTGCATTTAAAAAATTAGCAGAGATAGTTTATAATAAATGGAAGTTCACATACTTTGATGACGACCCACAGGATGTAATGGCCGAAGTGGTTGCATTTATGATTGAAAAAATACATATGTACAAAAATGGTAAGGGTAAAGCATTCTCATACTTTACTATTGTTGCAAGAAACTATTTAATTTTAAATAACAATGCAAACTATAAACGATATAAAGATACGGATATAATGTCTGCGTTGCCTGAAAGTTGGGATACTGAAAATAATTTTAGAGAAGAAGTTCGTAATGATGAACACCGAACATTCAATGTAAGAATGTTAGAATATTGGGATAAACATTTAGAGAATTTCTTTCCGAAAAAAAGAGATATGCAAATCGCCGATGCAGTATTAGAGTTATTTCGTAGAGCAGAATATATAGAAAATTTCAATAAAAAATCTTTGTACCTACTTATTAGGGA